TTCCATGAAATTGCGTATGCTGGGGTTGCGAGAGTGATTGCAGCCAAAAGGCTGATTGCGATATTCTTCATAATTTTTTCCTCTGTGTGTTGTGTGTTGTAGCATTTGCTACGAGTTTATTTATGCTGCAAGTGCGAACAAAAACAAATACTATTTTACTGAATCAATATAGCTTTGGAAGTCTCCGTATAGAGTCATCATCATGGCTATCTTATGATCATATAATCTAATGTAGGGTTGCTTCTTTCCCTTATCTGTAAGCTTAACACCAATGTAATAAGGACACTTGATCTTCTTATCAAGCATAGCAGTATATTTGCCCCAATCACTTCCCCATGCTGCCATTTTAGGTGGGTTAAGATCAAATTCGTAATATGCTAGTTCTGCTTTGTTGAATGCCATCATTCCTGCATCAGTCAACCTTAGTCCCTGTCCTGCTCTAGCAGTCACGAACCATTCAAACATTAACTTATCAGCGGGGATATCCTTCCAAGGGAAGTCGGGGTCGTCTTTAGTTTCGCTAAGTATGAGTTTGACTATATCAGTCTTGGTCTTGTGATAGGTCATCGGGGTAGACCGTGCGACCAGAGTTCATAAACACAACTGTAAACTTGTCAGTTTTAAACTGTGCATTCAATTTACGACAAAGATTGCGGGCATGACCTGGATTACTGAAACTAGTTTTCTTATACTTAGGTGCAGCATCATTTGCTAGGTAATGACTTGATTTCAGATTGATAGGCTGATCATCATAAAACACTGCCCAAATACCAGCAGCTTCTACAATCTGATCACACTTGTAGGTCTTCTTGTCAACGTACTCAACTAGTACGTTTGGCTGTGTTCTGCTCATTTGAATGTACCGCCCTTAATCTCAACTTGGATTAGTTCAGGTTCACTCGAAACAGTCTTAGTGTTTAGTTCGTGTAACTGTGCTAAAAGCCTAGTAATATCATCACGAAGACCTCTGGCGTCGGCAATAGGTAGTACAACATCCTTATTTTGCTTGGATTCTACCACTGCCATCTTATCCAGAAATCTGTTAATATGCATAGTCATTGTTAATTATTTATCTTACTCTGTGCTTCCGATTCAGTTTTATAAGGTCCCGAATACTCATAACGCTGAATGAAGATGTATTTAGGACAGAATATTACCTGCTTGGTACCATTCTGATCGATTACGAAATATCCTGCTGCATGAAGACATTTACTTTTCTTTGTCTTAGTAAACAAATGCAATCCACGTTTGATATCTAAGATAGAGTTATATACTCTTGCTGTAGTAGGATACTCAGGATAAGGCATTGAAGCTTTAGTTTTGTTAGACTTCAATGGCTCGAATTTAATATGAGCCTTCTTTTTGATTTCATCAGTGTTATTGAACTGAAGGAAGGTGCCGTTTACTTGCACCCCGTATCCCGCATTGTTTGCTTCAATGTTACCGACCTTCTTGTTGCCGTCAGTAACAATCCAAAATTGATTTTTTACGATAGGCTTTGCGATAAGTTCAGTCATACGATTCCTTTGTTAACATCTTAAATAAATCTTTTTTGTGCTTAGGCTTCCAATATCTTGCAGTGGGCCCGCACATGCCATTTTTGCGTTCATGATCACAATATGTCATTTCTGCTTTAATCTTTTCAACACCTATGACAGGATTAACAATTTCTTTAGCAGGCTTAAATGTATTGCTGCATTTAAACATATAATCCTTAGCTCCTACACGACCGCCGAGTGAAGTGATGTAGCTAAAGATATCCATCCTAGAATGCTTGCAATCTTTGCAAAGATAGATAGGATCAATCGGCATTAAGAACTCCTTTATAAGGACTGTTGAGCCACTTTGCGTAAGCTTCACCTTGCTCACTGATACGTGTAAGTTCATACTTACCGCAGAACTTCATAAAGTGAATGCCAACGCTAGGAGTGACATTTGTGCGGACATTCTCACGAATTACAGTATCAACTGCATCTTTGATTTCCTGAGGCTGTGCCTTAAGATCGATCAGTGTCTTGTTACGCTCATAGTCATCACGAACACGATGTTCAACATCATCGTGATCTACCCAACGCTGTAGTAGGAAGTTATTCCAGTTGAAGCCTTGCTTATTGCGATCTTCAAATGCTTCACGAATACCTACACTGTTCTTAGAACCCTTCTCACGAACACCGGGATAAGCACTGAATACGTTGTCAGTTGCGTCACCACGAACGATCTTCTTGAACAATAGATATTCAGGATCCTCAAGCAACTTATGTTCGCCAGTCTTCTTGTCGATGACGGGCTTACCACGATCATTGTAGTAGCCATCCTTCTTGATCAACTGACCTGCAACACCGTTATATTGATGGACATTATCTGCAATCAACTGTACAAAGTCACTGTCACTACTAATGATAAAGTGTTCATCATCGGGATGCAACTCAATAAAACGTGCGATGATATCGTCTGCTTCTGCATTGGGAACACGCAATACGCTAGTGTTAGTACGCTCACGCAGATAGGTGGTAAACGTATCATACGTTTCCCAGAACATCTTGTTTTCTTCAATCTCACGTTCGGTCATCGCACTCTCATCAAGCTTACGATGAGCCTTGTACTGCGGATAGAAGTCCTTGCGCCAGCTACGACCCTCAAGACAAAAGACCACATGATCTACGCCGAACATGCGCTGAATTTGATTGACACTGGACATAGTAAGATGAATAGCCATGCCTACTTTCTCCCATGCATCAGCACCACGACTAGCTACGTGCCGAGCGCGGAAGAAAGTATTAGCAGTGTCAATCAAAGCGTATTTCATGATGGTCTTTCTCTATTAATATACACACATATTACACGATATATATGTATTTGTCAACCTATTTCTTCCAAATAAGTGTCAGGATCATCCTTGATATTCTTTAACACATTGCTAGGACTGAATGGTAAGAATTCTTGCTTGACCCTGTAAATATTCGGATAATTTAACTTACAGCGATTTTCAACGACTTCTACTATCTTAGAGCCATCCATACCTGATTCGGGAACAAACCACTCTAATTTCTTCTCAAACAATATTAGCAATTGATCGCCATACTGATTTTTGATATGGTCTTCTAGTGCAGAAATTTCACTAGCACGACCATAATAAAGATGTTCAAACGTTTGCTCTTTATTGAGGCTAGGTATAATATAACGCTTAATTAGATAGTTTCTAATGTTAGCATTTTTAATGTGCTTTCCAAAGCCCCAATAATCGGTTTGTTTTTGTTGTAAAACGTAAAACCAACCGCACTTCTCGGGTAAGTTGATCTTAGGCATTATCAACAGCCTCATGTACGTCAATCGGATCCAAGTGATCGTACAAATCAATACCAGCATAGACAAAATCATTTTCGTCATTTGTCAATGGATGTGTACCACCCAAACGCTGATAAATCTTTAGTACGATTGACAAAGCACAATTCGTTGATTTCAGCCTGTGATCCTTAATGTTAGGATACGCTGCTTCGTGCCAAGACACATGCGCCCTTTCAGTTTCGTGGCGCAGTGTTGCTAGATCAGTAAAGCACTTTTTAATGATTGCATGGAAGTTGTCCAAGAATTCATTGAATTCAGCACCCTTTGTAGGAATGCTTTTCTTAGTCATACCTTCAAACAAATGACCATACAAACCAAAAGCAGCACTGTCAAGCTTAGTGCCATGCCAGTACTTCTTATGCGTTTCGAGAATGAAAGCTAGCGTCTTGTGATTCCAGTTGTATACTGCGTCAATACGATCTAATGTACCAGCTTGACCCTTTTGACGATGGCTTGCAGACAATGGGATAGCTTCGTACTTTTCACAAATAGCTTGGCGCTTTTCAGCATCAATATATTCTTTGATATTAGACTTATGCTGACGAACACCGGCAACTTTAATACGGTGAAAGTCAAACGCTGTCCACTTCTTCTGCCCCTTACCATTGCGGTGATATGCAGCTTCGTTAGCAAACGCAATGCTATCGTTGTTCACGATGAAGAACGGGAATTCAAAATCTTCCCACTTTTCAGGATCAACGCCACGCCACAAACCATGCTTGGCAAGTAATCCCACCAAACTACCACCGTGCTGAGTATCGAACGATGGGTGAGATTTACCATCGGGACTGACAGTGGTAAATATCGGACTTAATAGTTCTTCAATTAAATTTTCACCAATATCAGCAATATGCTTAGGAATAACTAATCGCTGAGTTTCTTCTAAGAAGGTAACCTTGCCAATCTTTTGTTTAGTGGCAACACCGATCTTATTTGGATCAAAGGTCTTGTTTTGCCTTTTCAACTCAGCCAGCATATTAGCAATGACTGGAATCTTTTCAAGTTCTGCGACTTGCTGTGCCATAGTCTTAGGCTTAGCGTTCTTAAGCCGCTTAGGATCTAATGGATTTTTGATTTTAGAGATATCAATTACCTGACCTTGCGGAACATCCGTCCAAGGAAAGGATTTTTCAGTTGGCGATAATTTTGCCATTTTTTGTTTCCTTTAAAAATATGTTGAACAAAATGCTCAACATATTCTTAATATAGTACTATATTACGCAAAAGTCAACCAAAAATCTCCAATCAGCTAACTTCGGTATAGCCACCACCTAAATCTTTTTGCTGGATAACACGAACATCATCACGTTTTGTAGGATCGGCTTGTTCTTGTTCATAGACTTCAAGTGCAATATTGCGACACACGGTTTGGAACCAACGATCAACGATCATTGCATCACTATCATCTTCACGAATTTTATAGCCCTGCTTAACTAGATTTACAACAAACTTGTCATTCCAATCAAGTTCAAATGCGCCATTGTTGATATCGTTAGGATCAAGATCAACACTAAGAATACTGACATAGGGTTCACCTGCTGCCGTGGCCTTTTCCTTAGGACTTAGTTCTTTCTTCTTAGGTGTCTTCTTTACTTCTGGTTCAGGAGCCTTTACAGGCTCTGGTGTTTTGAACCAATTCTTAATTTTATCAAACATGTTTAACCTTTCTTGATGTATGTATCATACAACGTGAAGCTGGCAAGATTCTTAGCCTTGCTCTCGCACATCATGTCGGCCCAGTCGTTGTGAGTCATAGCCCAATCATTGACTGCACGATTCCAATAGTAATCGCTGTGTGCGCGGAGATGCTGCTTCTTGTGACCTGATTCTAGCAGTGTGTTAATATCGGGTCGAGTGTCCCGACAGTGTTCACGGAGCAGGTCTTCGCGGGAAACGCTGTAATGAATAACAGGGCGATTGCCGCGCCAGCTATCAATAATGCGCTTAATACGGTCGTCATTAGCTTCAATGTATTCTCCTGTCTTTACCCAGTGATGATGAATGTCCAATACAAGAGGACACGTATCCACAAGTTCAAGACTTGCATCAATGCCCCATGTCATTTCGTCATTCTCGATTGTCAGACTGTTACGAGCCTCGGGGCTGAGACGTTCCATAACACGCTTGATACCATCGGGACCTTGACGACCTGAGATATGTACGTTGATCTTAATATCCTGAAAGTTATTACCATAGCCCATCCAGCGAGCCATGTCAACGTGATACTCGAATTCCTCGATACTCTTGTTGACTACTTCCTCACGATCACTAGCAAGAACGACAAACTGATCGGGGTGAAAGCTGACACGAACATCATTAGCACGGGCAGTCTCACCGATAGGGGCAAACCAACGTTCGAGACTGTCACGAACATCTTGACGGGCCCAGAAGTCCTTGTACTCGTCCATAGTATAGAACGATAGCATATCGCTGGTTAGTCGAAGCATACGTAGTTCGGGAGGAAGTTCTGCAACTTTCTTGACAAGTGCGTGAGTGTTGCGAATATTCTTCTTAGCAACCTCAATCATCTTATCTTCTACAGTGCTGCGAGTATTACGCTTAGCCCATGCATAGGTAGTACCGCCGGTGTTAAGACCTTCGGTACTAGCGATTTCGCCCTTCTTATTGATTTCAGCCCACTTGCAGGCAAAACCAATACGCTTGATGTTGTGATTAAATGTAGTCATA